GTTTGATCTTGTCTTTCCTAAATTAAAAGAATTGGGAAAGAGGTTTAAAGATGCAGGAGATTGAGATTAGCAAAGGAATCAAACGGATTCAGTTCGATTCCTTTGATTCCTGGTTAAATGCAAGGCATGGGATTGGTGGATCTGATGCATCTGCAGTGTTAGGTCTTAGCCCTTATAAAACTAACGTTGATCTATACTTAGAAAAAATAGGACAGAGAGTACCTGCAGATATCTCCGGAGAAGATTATGTAAGGTATGGACATGATGCGGAGCCGTTGCTTAGATCGCTGTTCGCACTTGACCATCCAGAGTACAAGGTTGAGTACTTCGGAGACAACATGATCCGTAATGAAAAGTATCCATGGGCACATGCTTCTTTGGATGGAGAGTTAACAGATCAGGATGGCAGGAAAGGAATTTTAGAGATCAAGACAGCCAATATCTTGCAAAGTATGCAGAGAAAAAAATGGAAAGATCAGATTCCGGATAATTATTACATACAGGTGTTACATTACCTGCTGGTTACAGAATATTCATTTGTTGAATTAAGGGCACAATTGAAATCAGAATGGCAGGGAGCAATTCAGATACAAACAAGAGAGTATCATATTGAGCAATCAGATGTAGAAGCTGATATAAAGATTTTAAGGCAAGCAGAAGAAGAATTTTGGAAGAGCGTTAAAAAAAGGCAGCAGCCAAATTTAATTTTGCCAGAGATATAAGGAGAAACACATGGAATTTAAAATTTATGATCCACAAGAAAATGGGTTTCTGCAAACGATTCACTGGAATTATGAAGAATTAAAAGCAGAACTCCAAGAGAAAACAGATTACTATGCAAATCTAGTCTATACACCAGACCAGATAAAACTTGCTAAAGAAGACATCGCAAGTTTACGTAAGTTTGTAACAGTATTAGAAAACCAGCGAATCTCTATTAAAAAACAAGTTATGCATCCATATACAAAATTTGAGAGTGAAGAAAAAGAACTAATCAAGATTCTTACAAAAGCGATCAATAATATCGATGCTCAGATTAAAGAATGCAGAGAAGCAGAACGCCAAAAGAAACTTGAAAAAGTAAAAGAAATCTATGCAAAAACAATCGGAGGTCTTGCTGATGTAGTAACGTTTGACAAGATTTTTAAAGATTCCTGGCTAAACGTGTCAACATCATTTAAATCAATCACAAATGAAATTACTGAGATTCGAGACAAGGTTGATAATGACCTGGTAGTGATCAACGCGGATACAAGTCCTTATGCATATGAAATGAAAGAAGAATATTTGAAGAACTTTGATCTTACAGAAGCAGTTAATAAAAAGCAACAGCTAGAGGAAACAGAAAAAAAGAAGGCTTTATTCGAAGAGCAGCAGAAACAGAAAAAAGATAAAGATCAGAAAGCAATGAGAGAAGAAATCAAAAAGATTGTATCTGCAGGTAATGAAAAAAAAGAGTCAATCAAAGAAAGAACACGTGCAATTACATTTCGATGTGTTGTGAAAGAACATAATTTTAAAGAAGTTAATGCAAGACTAAATTTGGTTACAAAAGTATGCGAGAAATTTGAAATTTTGGAACAGGAGGAGTTATAAGATGGCAGTTGGAAACAGTTTAGCAAAAAAAACAAAAACACAGTCCCCAAAAACAGGAATCACAACATTCCTTAATAGTATGGCTGTAATATCTAACATTGATCAGGCGTTAGGAAAGGACAATAGACAGCGTTTTATCACAGGAGTGATTTCAGCAGTAAACAACAATGAATCACTGAAAGAATGTACAAATCAATCTATTCTTTCAGGAGCTTTGCTAGGGGAATCATTAAAATTATCACCTTCTCCACAATTAGGGCATTACTATCTTGTACCTTTTAATGATAAGAAGTATGGAAAAATTGCTCAATTTCAGTTGGGATACAAAGGATATATTCAGCTTGCGATCAGATCAGGGCAGTATAGAAAGCTAAATGTACTGGCAATAAAGGAAGGTGAACTTGAATACTTTGACCCACTCAATGAAGAGATCAAAATTAATTTGATGATTGACAAATGGGATGAACGAGAAGAAGCATCAACGATGGGATATTATGCAAGCTTTGAATTGACCAACGGATTCAGAAAAGCAATTTACTGGTCCAAGAAACAGATGATGTCACATGCAGATAAATATTCAGCAGCATTTTCAAAGGATGCGACAAAGATTAACACAAAATACGGAACAAAAGAAAAAGTATCTTTTGAAGACTATGAAGCAGGAAATTATGATCCAAAAGATTCATGGATGTATTCTTCCCACTGGTACAAGGATTTTGATCAGATGGCATATAAAACAATGCTACGTCAATTGATTAGCAAATGGGGGATCATGTCTATTGATCTGCAAAATGCTATGGAATCCGATATG